CTGAGGGGGGAGCCCCAGTTGCCACAGAGTTGATGGAAAGTTTCGCGACTTTTCTCAAAAGATGCCCGAACTTCATGGTAAGAAGCACTAAGCCAAATCCAGAGACTCAACGTGAGTTCCTTGGATACCTAAGTTCTGCAAACGGACCGAATGGTCCCATGCTGAGAACTGCACACAGGGATGCTATCGCTTTATTCCATGACAAACCTCTTTTAGAATCCGTTCTCGCCCTACTGGAAATAACTGGGGGGTCAATATACAAGGATCTACAGTCAGTGATTTCTGCAATAGAAAAGATAAAGGACAAGCCCTTACCTAACTCAATCCACTCAAAAGTTTCACAACTTTCGGAGGGAGGGGGGAAGACAAGGAATATTGCCATTATCGATTACTACTCGCAGTCAGCACTGAAGTGGATCCATGATACATTGATGTCCCGACTGAGAGATATACATAGCGACGCTACGTACTCGCAAGAAGACGGTTTTGCTCTTGTAAGAGCAAAAGCGAAAGCTTCTGGGTACTGTGCATCACTAGATCTATCCTCAGCTACTGACAGGTTCCCTATTTCTCTTCAAATTCTTGTGATAAACAAGATATTTGGTGAGACAGTAGGTAAACTATGGTCAGAAGTTATCTCCTTAAGACGAAAATTTCATCTAAAAGATAAAGTTTTCTCATGGGGTAGAGGACAGCCTCTGGGTGCGTTGTCATCATGGGCATCATTCGCATTGACACATCACATCTTCATAAGATGGTGTGCCAATGATCCGTATTACAGTAACTACGTTATCCTTGGAGACGACGTGGCCATAATGGATGAGCAGGTTGCTACGGTGTACCGCGATCGTATGGAAAGATGTGGAGTCAAGATTAACATGTCCAAAGGTTTTATAGCAAAAGGAAATAAGATCTATGGGGAATTCGCTAAACGGATCTTCTTAAACGAAGACGAGCTCAGTGGTATCCCTATTGATCTGATCATCTCATGCCGTAAGACACTGTACATGATACCTGACTTCATAAAATTTCTCACACGACGTTGGAATGTCGTTCTACCTGGTTCAGAACTTTATGCCCCGGAGTGCTTCTCTTTCCTTTCACAGAAAGGGAAGCGTCTCCTTTCGATTGTGCTTGTGTTCAGGTCCACTGTGGAGGCCAAGATAAATCTTGGGTTTCCATGGTGTGCCTTAAATAGTGAGGACACATTGTATACTACAATGGTCGTT